GCAAAGTCCCCGGCGGGCGTTTCGTCGTGCTGGCGGAGACCACGGACAAGAAGGTGTTGGCGCGTCTGGTGCGAGCCGTGAAGAAGGCGGCGGCGATGGAGAAACCGGCGTTCAAGACAGAGGGAGAATATCTCCGGTGGGCGGCGCAGTTCATGTGAGTATGGAAAACATCGCAGCATACGTGCGCGTGTCCGGCACGGGGCAGGTGGAGAAGGAAGGTCCCGACCGGCAGCGCCAAGACATCGCGGCCTTCTGCTCGCGCCACGGGCTCAACAACACCGGCGAGTATTTCGAGTGCATCACCGGCACAGCCGACACTCTGGAGAGACCCAAGTTCATGCAGATGGTGAACGAAATCGTTCGCCGTCGCGAGATTGCCGCCGAACTTTCCCCGCAGCAGCAACCGGCGTCCCTCCTAATTTCGGCCATCGTGGTCGAGAGTTGCGACCGGCTGGCCCGCTCCGTCATGGTGCAGGAAGCCGCCATCGTCCAGCTACGCAAGGCGGGCATCAAGTTGTATGTCTGCAAGAATGGGACGCTGCTCGACTACGCCGAAGACTCGGGGGACCCTTACCTGAACATGCAGCGCCAGATGTTGGGAGTGCTCGCGGAATTCGAGAAGGCGAATCTTTGCCATCGGCTGAAACGCGGACGGCAGAACAAGCTGGCGAAGACCGGCAGATGCGAAGGCCGGAAACCCTACGGCGCTCGCCCCGGCGAGAAAATTATTTTGGAAATCATCCAAGAACAGCGAAAGAAGGGACTCCCCTTTGAGGGTATTTCTTTAGGCTTAAACGCTAACGGATACAAGACCCGTTACGGAAAACAGTGGACGCCGGACAACATCCGCAGCATCCTCCGGGACCGCAGCAAGGTCCGCACTCTCCCCCAGATTATCAAAGCCGCCGCGCACTAACTGGCAGAACGCCCGGACTCGGGCGACTGTTAGTTGGTGAAAGTATTCACGGACTATTCAGAGGATTCAGCGCACCTTCTTCGGGTCTGGGTCCGCTCGTGGAAGAATCGCGGCTGGTCTCCCCGGCTCATCTTTCAGGGTTCAGTAAAGCATGGGCGTTCCCTAAAACTAACGCCATTCGTCATCAACTACTCTTACCGGCGCGGACCTCGTCGGATTGTGGCGCACGGCAAGCGGGGCTGGCGCGAGGCGGCGCTCGTTAGATTCCCAGTGGGGACCACGGAGGATTTCGTCCTCGACTGCGGGAGGCCGCTGTAATGCTTCCTCCCGGACCAGCCAAAGACCTCGCGGCGCAGGTTGCGAAATTTCTTCATTCGGAAAAACCACTTGACGCTGCGGCGCTGGTTGCGGACTTCTACGGGGTCCAGTTCAAAGCACGCTCGCACGACCCCGCGCAGGCATGGCCGATGCTCATGCCGTATCTGCACGAGTTGCTGGAGAACAACGGGCGCGAGGAAGCGGCGCAAATGCTGTGGACGCCGAACCAGTTCACTTGCGAACCGAACTCGGTGAAGCAGGTCTGGAGTCTGGTGGACGAATCCTCGATGTTTCTAATCGAGGGCGCGGCGAAGATGGGCAAATCCTTTTCGGCGGGCGTTTACTTTTTCTTGGAATGGGTCCGAGACCCTCACTTCACGACCATCCGCGTCCTCGGCCCCAGTGAAGACCACTTGGAAGGAAATCTTTTTTCTCACTTGGTCAATCTCCACAACCAAGCATCGATTCCGATGCCCGGAGAAATCGGCGAGTTATTCATCGGCTTGACTCGCCGAAATCAAGTCTCGGCAATCAAAGGCGTGGTGATTCCGAAAGGCAATAACATCAAAGCCGGGAGGCTCCAAGGTGGACACCGTATCCCTCGACCTACTCCGCATCCTGTTTTTGGCCCTCTGTCTCGGATGTTTATTTTCCTCGACGAAATTGAGAACATCGCCAAGGGCGTCTGGAAAGACGTTGACAACGTCCTCTCTGAAATCGAAGAAAAGGGCGCTCAAGGTTTCAAAATCGGCGGCGCTTACAATCCCACAAACCCCTACGACGAAGTCGGCAAGCGGGCTGAACCGACCTTCGGTTGGGAAGGCGTCAATGTCGATGAACACTTCCGCTGGCAATCCAAGCGCGGCTGGTCTGTTCTGCGTCTCGACGGAGAACGCTCCGAAAACGTCCTTGAAGGGCGCATACGTTTTCCGGGTCTCCAGACTCGGTCCGGTCTCGAAGCTATTGCCCTGAACGCGGGCGGACGTAACGCGCCGGGATACCAAACGATGGGGCGCGGAATGTATCCGGCCACTGGTATCGAGGCCACTGTGATTCCCTCGGGAATGTTTCCCAAGTGGAAAGGCGAATATATCTGGTATGAAGACCCCTCACCTGTTGCTGCTACTGACTTGGCTCTCGACGGCGGCGATGAAGCCGTTCACACTCTCGGACTTTTTGGACGTGCGACCGGCATCAAGTTTCCGCCGTCCATCGAATTCCCCGCAGGCCGGACGGTGATGTTCAAAGACCGGATGGGTCAAGTGGTCCCCCGGTGGGGATTGCTCGCGACTCAGCAATTCGTTCTCCCGAAGGGTGACACGATTGTAATGAAGGAGTCCATCATTTCGCTCAACCGCAAGGCGGGCGTCAAGGGCGACTACTACGCGTGCGACCGAACCGGCCACGGCGCGGGCACGGCGGACCTGATAAAGTGGGAATGGTCCCAGTTGATTCACGACCTGAACTATTCGTCGTCGGCGTCCGAAGAAAAGTTGATGTCGGAAGACACCAAGACGTGCAAAGAACAATACGACCGGATGACAACCGAGTTGTGGTTCGCGCTCCGGGCGTGGGGCGAGTTTGGTTATCTTCTCCTGTCACCGGCTATGGACTTGGCGAAGCTTGCGCCGCAGTTGACGCAACGCAATTTCAAATCCGCTGGAGGCAAGACCAAGGTGGAGTCAAAGAGAGACTACATGAGTCGCGGTTTCAGTTCCCCCAATGACGCCGACTCTCTGACGCTTTTGGTTCACGCCGCACGGAAAGGGTCCGGTCTGATTCTCTCCATGCGCGGTGACAACGTGGAAGTTCCGGGAGACCTCGACGACTCTTGGATGGAGGCCCGCTATCCGGGCGGCGCTCGCATCGATGAAAGTAATCGGCACGACTACCTCGATGAATCAATGAAGCTGCCGACAGAAATGGGGGAGTTGTTTTGAACACCATCAATCCAAATGTTTATCCTAAAGGCGGGCACTTTTTCCGCGAGTCAGACGGCACAAAGATTGTCGGCCAGACTTGGTCTGGAGTCGTTTCTCGTGTTGCTAATTATCGGAAACGCGCCGGACTTCCGCTCGGCAATCCTCAACAGGAAGTCATCGACCAAGCTTGTTCACGAGACCCCGGTCTTTGTCGGAACGACAACGGAGTCCGCGCCGAACAGACCAAACGCGCCTCACTCAAATCTCGCGTGCTCCAGTGGCTCGCTCTGGCCAAGGCCAACAACGAGTCTCCCTGTGTCCCTGATGAAGTCGCTCGTGCTCGCGCAAGCATCTGCGCGGGGTGTGCTCTCAATACGGAAATAGGAAAGGGCTGCGGCACTTGCAAGCAGGCGATTGGCGAGGCGCGGAAAGAGATTCTCGGGCGCACGCGGCAGGACGCTCGGCTTCACGGCTGCGCGGAGACCGGCGAAGACAACTGCGTTGCAATCTGGCTCGAACGGCCAACAATCGACAGTGCCGCGCTGCCGCCGCATTGCTGGAGGAAGCGAACAATATGAAAACACTTCACCGACTTCCGCAGGTCCGCTACGTGGAGTTTACGAAAAAGCAAGACGCGTGGGGGCGATGGATTCCCCCAATCAAGCACAACCGCCCCGGCATCGTGGAGGTTGACTCGCGCCTCGAACCCTCGGCGGAACTGGACACTCTTTTGCACGAGTTGCTGCACGAGTATTTTCGGGACACCACGGAGGAAAAGGTTGACGAGACGGCGACGCTCATGGCCGCAGTGCTGTGGCGCGAAGGCTACAGAAAGGTAAAGCAATGATTTTCACTTTCATCAAGGCGATGGTGCTGCTCAAGTGGGCGCGGTTCCGGGGCTACGAAACCATCTGCACTTACCGCGAACAGGCGCAGCGATACGACCAGTGCAAGGTCTGCCCCCAGTTCGATAACGGCCAGTGCCGCCGGTGTGGGTGTTTGGCGGAGGCCAAAGTCATGCTGGCCACGGAACAATGCCCGGACAAACGCTGGTTGCGAATCTGGCGCAAACGCGCAACTGTTAGTTGAGTATGGCTCAAGACAGAGGCCCCTATAGCAGTCTGAACAACACTGGATACCCCCAGAACTATCTGGGCTCCGTCATTCAGTCGCCCGCGATTGGATTGCAGTCCGGCAAGCCGACCCAGAAGTCAATCGCTGACGTGGGGATGGCTCGCGATGTCATCAAGACAGTCGTCATGGCTGGACGCAACCGTTCCATCGTCAACTCTCGCATCCTCGCGAAGTATAACGCCGAACGGCCCTACGACGCCTACAAGCTGGAGGCCGAAGGTTTCGGCTGGCGCTCGAACTTCACGACCAAGCCTCTGCCCGCGATGATTGAGAAAGTCGCGCCCCGGTTTGTCGCGGCCATCGACGGGCTCAAGTATTTCACCAACGCTTCGCTTTCCAACAAGTTCCAAAACTCAACCCAAAAGTCTGAACGCTTCCGTGAAATTATCACCAAGACCATCCGCGCCCGGAAAGGTTTCCGCACGCTCATCGAAGACATCGCTTTCGACAACGCCCTTTTTGGACACACCATCTGTGCTTGGCTGGATGAATACAGTTGGTTCCCGAAGCACTTCAAGCAGGACGAGTCTTTCACGGCTGACGGCACCAAGTCCGATGTCCGATGGGCTCAGATTGTCGTGCTGAAAGAAGTTTACCTCCCCCATGAACTTTTTGCCCAAATCAAAGAGGACCCCGAAGCCGCCAAAGACGCTGGATGGTCCCTTGAAAACTGTCGTGACGCAATCAATCGTGCGTCACCTGTCCAAATACGCGACCGCCTCAACGTGGGAGGCACTTTGGAAACGTGGTATCAAAACGCGCTGCGAGAACTTACGATTGGTGCGTCTTACATGGCGGGTGCTTCCGTCATCGTGGTGTATTCACTTCTGGCTCGCGAAGTCTCCGGGAAGGTATCGCATTACCGTGTTGCCGGTCCCGAAATGCAGGAAATTTTTCATCGAGACGACAGGTTCGATTCCACTGAAAGTTGTCTATCCTTTTTCTCATTCCAAAAAGGCAACGGGACGCTTCATGGCAGTAAGGGAGTTGGACGCGATATTTACGAACTCGCGGGCATGATTGACCGGACGCGCAACGAAGTCGTTGACCGTCTCATCATGTCTGGCAAGACGCTCGTTCAGGGCGACATCAAGCGCATCCACACTTTTCGGATGTCCGTCGTCGGCTCGACTATCATCGTCCCGTCCGGCTGGACCGTTCTCGAACAGAAGGTGGACGGCAATGTCGAAGGCTTCATCAAACTCGACGCCTACTTCGGCCAGATTGTGAACCAACTCATCGGCTCGACCTCGGTGCCGCAGGTTGAAGGCGAAGCTTTCCGCTCGCCGCAGGCTTGGTCTCTGCTCGCGCAGCGCGAGGAAGAAGGGCAAGACGTTCGCATCACTCGGTTCATGGAACAGGCCACGAACATTTTCCAGACCATGCAGGAACGCATCTGCGACCCGGAGTGCGATGAGGAAGACGCCAAGGAAGCGCGGAAGCAGTTGAAGCTGGAAATGTCGGACGAAGAAATTCACGCGCTCGCGCACTCGCCCGTGTCCGGGACCATCAAGGATTTGACGCCGTATGAACGCCAGTTGATTGCGTCCATCGCGGCGGAGAAGAAAGGCAATCCGCTCTACAATCAGCGCCAACTCGAAGTCGAGGATTTGACCGCGAAGGTATCCGCCGATTTCGCTGAGAAACTTTTGCTGCCGGACAACGACCCGACCGAACACGCCGAACAGGACCGGCTACAGCAGATGGAAATTATGTTGCTGACTGCGGGCCAGCCGGTGCCGGTCTCGCCTCGGGACAACCACCTGATTCACTTGCAGATTTTGATGCCCGCTGTTGAACAGCTTGGCGCTCATATTCAGGCCGGTGAACATCCGACCACGTCCCTCGAAGCGTTC